AGAATACAAACAAAAGATTCTTCTTCTGAGTTGTGAAGTGCAATCTCCGAACAAAGATTTGAGTTATAAATCTTCATCCCTTTTTCTTGATAGACCTCTGGTGCCTTGTTGTTCATTGTATCAGAGAACATAATGTATGGATAACCAATTTCACCTCTACGTTGAATTACTTTAGCCCAAATAGCTCGTTTCTTTTTGTCTCCAGCAATCATTTCTTCCATGAATTGGTCAGATACCGTTACAGCATGCGTTAAATCTTGGATAGGAAAACCTTCGGTACCAATTTCCAAAAACTCCATGATGTCTGGGTGTTCAACTGGAAGGTAAGGGGAGAATCGTCCACGACGAGTTGAACCTTGTGAAATGTTATCAACAACACTTTGAAACAAATTCATGAAGTGTACAGAGCCAGGTGCGTGACCATTATCAGTAATTTCAGCACCTCTACCACGAATGTTTCCAAAATAACCGGATGTTCCACCCCCCATTTTACTCATCTCACCGACTTCAGCTTGAGTGTAAAGAATTGACTCAATGTTGTCGCCAATATTTGAACCGAAACAACTTACAGGTAATCCACGCTTTTTTCCAAAGTTTGCCCACACAGGAGAAGACAGTGAATACCATCCTTTACCCATGTAGTCGTAGAATTTATCAGCAAATCCATCAATCCCCAAAATCTTTTCAGCGTGTTCAGCGATTGTTCTTATTCGTTCTAAGGGTTGCTCACCCTCACTCAAATATCCTCGTCGGAGGAATGTAATTGACTCATCATTAATCCAGTCAAAAGGTTCTCTATTTTCCATATTGTTATTGTCGTTGTTTTTAAATTAAAATAAATCGTTAAGCGTAATAGATTTTGATTTTTTACTGTAATTAATACTACGCTTGTTAAAAAAGTCAGTGTGTTTTGTTGTGAGGATTTCATCATCAAACCATTCGGTAGTTTCCAAGAGTTTCTCGTTGACTTCAAAAACATTCTCAATGTCAATCGAATTCAAAGAAACATTAAAACGGTGTTTGATGAATTCAATTGTTTGTGCTTTTGAAAGGAAATCCAAATCACCCTTTTCAAAAATCCATTCAACGATTTCTGATTCAGCTTCAAAAGCTTCTTTGGTTGCTTGAATCAAATCTTCAACTAATTCTGGTGTCCACCAGTTTGGGTTTTCTTTTTTGATTAGATTGACCAGGTCAAAACCAAACTCAGCGTGAATATTCTCTTCCTTTGAAGTTGCCTCAACTGCGTTACTAATACCTTTCAACACATTCTTATGTTTGTTAAAAGACATAATTACCAGGAATTGCGAGAAGAGTGAAACGTTTTCAACAAACATTGAAAACAATACAACAGATTCAAAGTAATCTTGGTTTTCCACAGCCTTTGAGCCGGAGATAGATTTTTCCAAGTATTTGATTCGTCTACGGATTGCAGGAACTTCAAGTAAGTTTTCAAATTCTCCATTCAATCCCAACAACTGTAGTAAGTGTGAGTATGCATCAGCATGTCGCACTTCAGATTCTGCAAAGGTTGCACCAACACTTCCGATTTCTGGTTTGGGTAATCTCTTGTAGATATCACCCCAGAAAGTTTTTACCGCAATCTCGATTTGTGAGATTGCAAGCATTGCACGTTGCACTGCCATCTTCTCTTTTTCATTCAGATGCACCATGAAATCCTGGATGTCAGAAGTAAAGTTAAACTCAGTATGAACCCAATATGAATGACGAATAGCATCAACGTATTCTACAAGTGCTGGATATTCGTAGGGCTTAAGGTTAATTCTCTTCATGAAAATATTTGGTTGGTGCTTTGAGCGATAGATAATATATTCTTTAGCCACGTCATTCAAACCATTGTCCATTAACTTGTTTTCCACCATGTCATGAATTTCATCAACATGTGGTACTCCAATCTTATTATTTCTGAAGATACCCTTCTTAGTAATCCTAGCAATCTTCTCAGCCATTTCAGGGTCTACCTTACCGACTGATTGCATTGCTTTAATTATAGCATTTTTTATTTTGTCCTCCTCGAAAGGGACTTTATCACCACTGCGTTTGATAACAAAACGGGGTTCACTTGAACTAACAATATCAGTTGTATTCATTTGTTTTAGATTTGAGTTTTAATGGCTAAATTAAATCGGACTATTTGTTTGTTCTCTAAGCTTGCGTTTTTCCATAAGCTCTTTGACCCTATCACTTTTGCGTTGTTCCTGCTGTTCTTCAAAACCTAAGAAGGTCACAGAAGATTCAGTATCAATAATCAACAACTCATTGTCAAACTTGCAGTTCTCAAATACAACACCATCTTGTCCAAGACGGGATTTGGTGATTGCTATTGTAGCAAGTTTCATTTCTTTCTGCTGCAGAGTTTTTGCAACCGAAATGATTACGTGACCTACTTGAGCTTTCTTAATTGAACCACCCATTTGGTCAGTAGTAACTACCTCAGAAGAAATTGATGAACGGTTACCTTGTGTGGCTGTCCAACCGGCAATTCCAAGTTCATGACACATTGCTTCAAAGTGTCTCATAACAGAACCTTCAGCTTTCCATTCATCATTTTTGGTGTTCTCTGGAACAACACAATCGATGTAATCAAGGGTAATCATATCAATCTTGGTTCCATCGGCAATCATCTTACGAACCTGATTCTTGATTTGTGCCATAGTCATCGTATCTGACGGAAGCTTTTTCAATATCAGTTTATTGGGCATCGTATTCTGAATTTCAGCAATCTTATCCATAACTTCTTCCTTTCGAAGTGAAAGATTATCAGGTTCAATTCCAGTCCAAATTGTGAAATGTTTTCGTTGGATAATTTTTGGGTTATCCTCAAAAAAAATCTGTAACACATTGTAACCCATGCTAAATGCTGAGTTAGCAATTTTGGTCATCAAAGTTGTTTTACCAACACCAGTTGGTGCAAGTACAACTCCAATCTCACCTTTCGCTAAACCTCCCTTTAACAGTCTGTCAATCCCATCGATACCCATGGGAATTGGATGTCTGTAATCATCGTTCAGAACATCATCCAACCCAGTGAATACATCCAACACTCCAGTTTCTCTTTCACCTACTTGAAGTGCTTCTCTAACCATTCCTTCCACTTGGTCATAAGATTCAAAATCACCATTGGTGATAATCTTTTGAGCCTTGTCCATAGCTTTTTGAAGTTCTTGCTGCTTGCAAAATTTCAAAGCTTTTTCTTGGACAAAAACACCACCTTCGAAGGGTGCTTCTTGAATTTGCTTCAAAGTGTCAAGAACAATCTTGAGTGCCAGTTCTTGGCTTATCTCTGCTTTAGCTATTTGGTCAAGAGTATCATAAGTTGGCGTGGACTGATACTTTGTGTAGTACTCTCTTATCATTTGAATAACAAGTTTGAAATACTTGTTATCAAAGTAAGATGGTTCTAAAACATCAATAATCGACTGGGCGAATTCTTTATCTAAGATTAATTGGTTGAGTAGTTGAAGTTGAAAAGTGTTTCCTAGATAGTCAAAATTCTTAGTCATAATCTGTAATGTATTCAGTAAATATTACCGAGATAGGTCGTAGTCCATGTAGTCGTAACACAAATTTTCTGCTGAAAAAATGTCAGTCAATCCTTTGAGGATGTTTTTCAAGCTAGGACGTACGTCAACGGTGTAACGAACTTTTGGGGGGTACAATTTTCCATCGAAAATTCTATGAAAAATAACATCGTCTGCCAATTTGACATACATGTTGAAGTTTTCTGGGTCGTCAGTATTTGAGGTGTTAAGAATCTCTGGGTCAAGATAGATAGCTTCTTGATTATCCATCATATACATTACAGTTTTCATCTTCAAGTCTGTAACCAAGTCATCTTCAACTTGTTTCATAAAGTATGGTAAGTCATAAGAGTGACGAGCCTGCGGATTAAAATTGCGCACATTGTAAAATCTCTGAACAACAATGTTGTCATTGAGCGTCAAGAGAAATTCCATTTTGATGATTGCTTCTTCTTTCATTTTTAATTTGATTTAGTTTGATTAAATTGTCTTTTTTCTTTTCTTGTTAATTTTAAAAAGGGTTTCAAAAATTCGACGAACGCTTCGTCTGTTTTTGGGAGATATTTGAAGAATCCATCTTCCATCATCATCATTATTATTGTTTTTCTTTCCCGGCCCTCAGGGTCCAAAGATTCAGAATAATATTGTTGAACAATTTCTTTAGCTTCTTCAGTGATTAATGGATTATTCAAATCCATTATTTTTTGGTTAATTACGTAGAATTCATTTCCTAATTCACCTTCTTTAGTTAAACCATTGAGAATATTTTTGAATACGTTTTGTTTTGCTTTTTCTTTTGCTAGAACTTCTGTTCTTGTTAAAATATCACCAATAGAAATGGGCTTTTCAAGTACCTCCGGAAAATATTTTACAAATGTTTTTTCACCAAGTTGTTTAATCCCTTGTATATTATCACTTTGGTCTCCTAAAAAAATTTTAGCCACCAGAATGTTTTGATGTGGAATGTACGAATTACCAAATTTTACAAGGTCACCGTTTTGATAGGTGTATTTTTGCAAGGGAGAATACAAGGATGTTCGTTCATCAATTAACTGGAGCAAATCTTTATCAGATGAAAAAATCATTTTATTTTCATCTCGTGAAATTTGACAATAAAAAGCTATTAAATCATCAGATTCATTACCTTCAATTTCTATCTGTCTAACAAAAATTTCTTCTAGATATTGTTTTACCCTGTTTTTTTGAGAATAGTATGACTCAAGTTTTTCTTCAGTCATATTGTTCTTGCGATTTAATTTGTAAGCAGGATATAATTCACGTCTAGCTTGGGAGTTATGTTTTCCATCCCAAAATACGACAACTTTGTCGTACTCATTATCCACAAGTTGTTTTCTAAGGGTGTTGAGGAAGTGGTAGATTCCTCCGATGTGGTTACCCTCAACGAATAAGTCTCGGACTCCATGGAATCCAATTTTGAATAAATTATCTCCATCAACTAAGAGAGTTTTCAATTACATTTTTTTTCAATTGTTCAACAAATAAAATGAGGTGGTTGGCCGCATAAGTCAGCCAAGCCACAACTCATTTCTTAACATACTAAATAAGCCTTATAAGAAGCTCTCTGGGTCCTTTTCTTCCTTCAAAGTGAAATCCCCATCACTACCAATTATTTCTTTCCAATAATCGGAATATTCTT